CTCGACGGCTGATAGATTCTGCGCCGCCGCTACAGCGGCCTCTTGCGCCTCCGTGAAACTCGCGCCCGCCGCAGTTGCCCGGTCAAACTCCGCGCCCAACGCCTGCTGTACTTCTACTGTCCCTTTGGCGGTAGCGTTGTAGGCGTCCATCGCCGCCCGCGCGCGGCTACTGAATCCCTCCACCGAAGTGGCAGCACCGGACATGGACGCGCCGATGCTGCCACTCAGTTCCGAGAATCCGGCCTTGGCTCCGGATAGATCGACTCGGGTGGAAAAACTGAGAGTAGAGTTCTGATCGGCCATTCAGAACCTCACTGGACGCGCCCTTGCGCCTTCATCTCTTCGAGTTTGGCGAAGCGCCGCGCCCGGTCTGGATTGTCCTGGATGAATCCGGGGGCTTGGCGCAAGGGTTTGGCCGGGCCGAAGGTCTTCGCCGCCAGCCGTCGGCTCTGCTCGGCATCCTGCTTCGTCGGCTTCTTCCAGCCCACGGCAGAGGCGACGATGGCCGAGAGCGGAGGCGTGACATTGGCCCAATACTCGAACAGGTCAATGACATCGGCGAATGCCGTTGCCTCAACCTGCTCGAAGGTCCAGTGCAGCTCCGCGACTAGGCGGCAGCAGATGAAGGCGAAGTCGAGCCCGCCTGATCGGCCGCCGCCGGAGATTCCCCCGTGCCGGCCCTCGACAGCTTGTTGTATGCCAGCACGTTGTCGTAGAACTCCAGCAGGTCTGCGTAAGGCACCGCGCCCTCGATTTCGTCGATGTGGTCGGCATCGCCGAAGAACGCCATCGAGAGCAGCCATGTCTGGTTGTCGGTGACGGTAAGGGTTTCGTCCTTCTGCCGGGTGTTGATGAGTTCCTTGACGGTGCGGATCGACAGCTTCTTCTGCTGGATCGTGTCCGGGCCGATGGTGAGGGTCTTCGGGTCCATTGTTCTCTCGCTTTCGGGTGAGACTCGGGAGCATCAGGTTCGATGCCCCCGAGCGGGGTAGGGCGGTTGGTTGCGGTCGCTCAGGCGGAGCGTCCAGGCGAAGGTTAGAGCGCGCCGTACATCTCGCCGACGAGCCCGGACGGAAGCGCGAACGCTTCGAAGTCCGAATTGCTCATGGCGTAGTCGTCCAGCTTGGTCGCAAGATCGATCTTGCCGCAGCGCGCGTTCGGCAACCATAGACCGTTCGAGTTGTTCTGATACTGCTCCTGGAGGTAGAAGCCGATGATCGGCCCGAAGCCCATGGTGTGGTTGTAGAACTGGAGGGTATTGCCTCCGGCTTGGGTGTAGCGGTAGGAGATCAGCAGCGGCTGGGATTCGTCGGCCACGGCGAAGGTGTAGACGCCGGTGGAGACATTGACGGCATACTCCCCTATCGTCGGATTGGACGGCACAGCCTCCATCGGGAAGCCGGACGTTGCGTACCGCACACCGAGGTCCTGGATGAATTCGCCCGCATTGGTCACTGTGATGGTCGGCAGCGGAACGCCTTCGTTCGTCCAGACCACCGATCCGTCCGTGGTCGTCCCGCCGAGGGTGGCATTCCACGTCGGCGCAGTGCCGCCCGACGTGCCAGCCGTAGTCGCCTTCTGGACGTAGGTGCCGTCAAAGACCAACGCGCCGAGCGAATAGGCATGTGTCGCCGCCCATGCCGGAGGATCTACCGCCGGCCCAATGGTCTGCTGCTCCCGATAGGACAGGGCCTTGACGCCGGTGATGATGTTGTCCGAGGTGAACATATTCTGCACCGTCAGCAACTCCATCAGGGCGAACTCGAACGTCCCCTTGATGGATCGCTTCCCGATGGCCGTGTCGACGGGATACTGGAGCTGGCCGTAGAGGGCTTTGATTTCCGCTCCGAGCGTCACCTTCACGTTCTGGAGCACGCCAACTTCGACGGGGGTTGGGTTGGTGGGCTGGTTCCCGCCGCTAGGCGTCGCGAATACAATCCCCGAGCCAAATTCAAGAGTCTGGTATACCGACGACATAGCTGTTCTCCTATTGTCCGATGAGGATTGAGATGGGGATGCGGATCAGTGCGGGTGGTTCGAGCAGACCTTCGTCCATAAAGATTTGCCCGTCTGGAAATGCTTTGGCTACGCCCCGGAGGCCGAGGGTCTGCCAATATCCCGTATTGTTTGCTGGGCGCAGGACGTTGAGCAGCGCGTCCTTGTAGTTGTTCATCCGGGTCGAAACGATGTCCTGGTCGTTGGCGCTGGTCGGAAGGTAGACGTACCACGACGCCCGCATGGTGAGTTTTCCGACGCCGCGATCATAGCCGGTTGCGGTCTGGGGGGTCTGGAACTGGTAGAAGGCCGGATACTGGTCGGCGGGGACTTGCGACCAATGCTTGAAGCGGCGCGACATGATCTTGTAGGGCGTGAGGCTTGGGTTGGCGTTGCTACCGGCCAGCGGGGTGGCGAGTGCGAAGAGGGCGGCGAAGACCTGCTCGCTCGATATCTGGGTGGCGGGGTAGGTCATTGCGCCAGCACCTCGCCAATCGCTTCCTGAAGTTCATCCTGCCACAGCGCCATCATCTCCACCACCACCGGATCAAACCACGGCCTCTGCGGGAGTGGGGGATGGTGAACCGAGTGCGCGAACACCGTCTTGCCGTTCAGCTCGAACATGAGGGCTTGGCGGTTGACCGGATAGATGTCGTACTCGCTCTGGCCGCCGCGCTCATGGATGATGCCGTAGGGCGCTTCGTCTCCCCCGGCGGTGACTGTTGCCACAATCTCGCCGCCGGTGGCGTTCGGCCCTTCCTCCATCACTGAGCCCAGCAATGCGCCCGATTTGACGTTCAGCACATCGCCCGAGAGGTTCTGCCGCACCTTCTCGGCAAAGAGGTGGTTCAGCTTTTGGGTGCGCGCATACAGCGCAACCTCGATCTCATCCGCGATGGTTTCGAGGTTCTCGATTGGCCCCGAGGCGTCGATGATGAGTTCGAGGGGAGCGGCCATCTACGCCGCCATCGACGCGCGCTTGTACGTCATCACCACATCCTTGACACTCTTCGACATAGCGAACTGCGTGTAGGTCGTCTGCCCAACGTCCTTCATCGACAGCGAACTGATGCCCTCCCAGTCGCGCCGCTTGTAGTTCAGTGAGACGGCCTCAAGCGTGGCCTGCACGATGTCGGCTGGCGTCCCGGCGGCGGTATAGCTGATCTGGACTTGAACTCCGGCATCGGCGGCGTTGAAGAGGTACGACCCCGGCGCCACGAGGTAGTATTGCCCGACCGCCGGGGATGTGAAGACCTGCGTGAACGGCGTCCCGCTTGAAAAGTATTTGACCCCGCCGTCGGTGAGCACAACCGTGTCGCTCTGGACCACCACCGTGTAGGGAGCCGCTTGGATGCCTGTGTTGCTCCACACCAGATTGCCAGTGCCGTCCGGCGTTGTCCCGTTTTGCTGGCCGGCCCACGGGGGCGCCACGGCCCCACTGGTGCCACTGGCGATGGCCTGCTCGATGAACGTGCCGTCGGAGATGATGACTCCGGAAGCGTAGGCCGTAGCCGCTACCCAAGCCGGGATGACCGTGTAGAGCGCATTGGCGACGGTCTGGACGTTGAACCCAGCCGTATAGGTGATGTTGACGATCTGGGTCCCGATGGGGAATCCGCAGCCCGGCGCGCCGCCCAGCGGAAACCCGGGACCTCCGGCGTATAGAGCGTAGCGCGGTCCCCAGCCGATGTAGTTCCGCACCAGCACGATCGAGCGGCCTTGGTTGTCGATGGCCCATCCGGAGCCGCCGGGAGATGTCTGTTGCGGGACCGCCGTGCCCAGAACGGTAAACGCCGTGACCGCCGTGATGGGGAAGTTGCGCAGGAAGAGGTGGTCACTCCCGTTGCCGTCGTAGACCTCGGCATAGTTGGTCGGCTGGTTGAAGGGCGACTGCGTAGCCGTCTGCCAGTTCCTCGGGCCGCGCCCGGTCATGCGCAGGAACTCCAAAGACCAGGCCGTGAGGCACCGCTGAATGTTGGAATCCCCCGCCGTATTCGAGATACCGATCCAGTCCTTGCAGGCTTGGAGCGTCGCGAGATCGATCGGGTTAGGCGCCATATTTCCCGCCCTCCGTCAAAGACGCGGTGTACATTGGAAGCAAAGGAGAACCGCCCACTATGAAGCCCTTAGCCCTCACCCTTTGCCTGATGCTTGCCGTCAGCGCCCATGCCGCAACGATCAACTTCGACCAACCGCTCACCGCCATCGACGGCAAGCCGATCATGCAGAATCCCCAGGACCCCAAATCCGCAGCCGTCACCCTCGGCGATGTCGCGGTCAACGCCCTCGAAACCCAGACCCAGGATGATGCGAAGATGACCGGCCTCGACAAGTTCAAACTCGATGCGCTGGCCCACAAGATTTACAAGAACAAGGCTGCGGATCTGACGCCGGATGAGGTCGCCAGTATCAAGGACCGCATCGGTAAGATTTACCCGCAGTTGTTCGTCGGGGCAGCGTGGCGATTGCTCGACCCGAGCCTCAAGTAACGCCCGAGATCAAACGAAAGCGAGAGAAGCGCGAGGCGCGGTAGCCAAGCCCAAGGCTTACCGCGCCCGCACAAGGCCACAGGGACAAAGCGAGAGCAAAATCCCCGTGGCCAGCTCTGTTTTAGCTCGGCAGGATGCCGGTGATGACCCCACTCAACCAAGGGCAGTAATGCCCGAGGCACTCGTTCACATACGTGCCGAAGCGCCACGCGCGGTCGATTGCCGGCCACTCGTAGCCATAGTAGTCCCTCATCAGGAAGATCGAGCGGGTCGAGGGGATACGGCTGTGGGGGTACGGGTTCTTCGTGATGTCGAAGTAGAGCGTACCTGCCGGGATCATCGGATGCATCTTCAGGGGAATGACGCCAGCCCCCATCGGTGAATCCGTGACGTAGCGGTTCCGGTACCCGGACACAATGACGCCCGCGACCACGTTGTTCTGGTCTCCGGTCGGC